CCGAGCGCATCGTGCGCTGGACAGATCTCATGCAGGTTGCAGCACTCACAGTTCCTTCGGAGGTAGCATGATAGACTTCAGTAAACCAATTCGCACCCGCAAGGGTACGCGCGCGGACCATCTCCGTGCAATCAACACACAGAGCGGCATCAGACATGCTGTTGCGATCACCTACAGCGGTAGCAACCAGATGGTTGAGCTGTACACGAGCGACGGTCGCCTGATGAGGGACCGAGAGTCACCGTTCGACATCGTGCAGCACGAACCGCCGACAACTCACATTGGCTACCTCGTGGTAGTTGACCGCGTCAAAGAGACTGACAGCTGGTACGTGATGGCACAGGTGTATCCCACACGTCAGCGCGCTGCTGAAGCCGCTCACAACATCTTCCCTTCGAGCGCGTACATTGTTCAGTCGGTGCAGCTGCCAGGGCTGGTGATCTCATGACACTCGCAGATCTGGAGAAGCGCTTACAGAAGGCAGAGCAGTCTGGGCGCGACATGCAGGGTCTGTGCGATGCGCAGACGTCAATCATCGCGATCATGGAGCGTCAGCTGTCGCTGCAGCGCGCCGCGATCTGGGCAATGCTGTCCCAGGCGTCGAAAGACGAAGTATCACAAGATCCGCTGCAGAACCCTTGGCTTGGATTGAAGTCAGAGTTCGCTGGCAAGATCAATCCACTGGTGAAGGCCCTGAACAAACTCCTTGGTGTTGAAGTCAAAGCGATACCTGAAGGCGCAGCGAACAGCATCGTAGTTGCTACGGAGATTCCGCGAGGATGAACGCACCACGCAGGCTTGACCTGGAGAAGATCCTGCACCAGCCGGATGGTGGCATGTTCAGGCCGCGCGTGCTGAACGCCAAGCGAGTAGGGCTGCCTCAGAACTTTCCTGATGCGGTGTACGTGGGACGCCCCAGCAAGTGGGGTAACCCATTCTCGATTGGGCCGCATGGCACCCGGCGCGAAGTGATCGTAAGACATTTGATGTGGCTTGAGACTCAACATGATCTGCTGAACTCACTCCACGAACTGAAAGGCAAGAACCTGATCTGCTGGTGTGCGCCAGAGGCGTGTCACGCTGACATTCTTCTCCAGCTGGCGAACCAGTACGAACCTCGCTGAGGTCACTCCTACCTCAAGCGGGAAGACTCGGCCCTGGTCACTCCGGGGCTTTTTTTAATCCACGATCTTGCTGACGACGTTCGAGCGCGCGCTCTCTGTGCCATCGCTGTTGATCGCTGACATCTCAAAGTACCAGGGGCCGACCGGCAGATCCAGGGTGTAGGTGCTGAGCCCTACGCCTATCGCGATCATTGATGTCATAGCTATAGAAGGGCCGTAGTAGATCCGATACCCTGCAAGGTTCGTGAGAGCTGAGCCGTCCGTGTTCTGCGTGGGCGCTACCCAGAAGACCGTGACCGCGCCGATGGTAGGACCAGGGGGCGGGACGGGCGTAGGGACGGGCGTAGGAGGCACCACAGGCGGCGGGGCCGGTGAGGGGCGGACGATGGGCGGGGCCGGAACGGGAGGCGCGCTGGAGCCGCCGCAGGAAGCCAGGAGGGCTACCGCTACTAAGACGGTCCAGCGCCTCATGCCTTACCGGAACAGGAAGAACAACAGGGCGATGACCAGGACGATGCCGAGCAGACTCACCGGCGATCTCCATGATCCCGATGATTCCGATGCCAGCCGTCATGACTATGCCAGTCGTGACCACGGTCGTCACGGTGCCAGTGCCCGCGACCATACCCGCCGTGTCCGTAGCCGTACCATTCACGGTCCCAATCGCTGCCGGTCCAGTAGCCGCAGTTGCCATCGTAGAACCCGATGTCTCCACCATAGTACCCGCAGATAGGCGCGGGCCGCAGGATCGGCACTCCGACCTGGAAGCCGAAGTGAACGTCAGCGTATGCCGTGCCGCCGCCGAGCAGGAGAGCCGCTACGAGGAGTAGGGCCTTCATGCTGCCGCCGCTGCCGTTACTGACGGATCGGGAACCAATGCTGGGTTCGGGATCTGCGCCGGTGCCGGGACTGGCGTGAACGCCGTGCCCGTGTCGACCGATAGCGCCGTCAGGTCAGTGACCGTCGCCGCAGCCTGTGGGGCTGGCGGAGGGGGAACAACAACCACCGGGGGAGTGAACTGCACCGTCGCGCTGTTCGACTCTGCCGAGACCAAACCGTTCGAGGTAACCGTCTCGATGTTGTAAACGCTGTCCGCGTTGTCCGCGCCGTCGACCGTGACCGAGTTGACCCCAGCAACAGCCGTGTACTTCGCAAGCGCGCCGTCAGCGTTGGCTGGTGCGCCGTTCAAGAGAATGCGCGTCTCAACGATGTCGCTCAGTGCCAGCGGTGTCACGCCGTCGAGGTAAGTCGTCGGTGTCGTCCAGCTCAATGTGTTCTTTAAGATTGTCATGCCGTCCTCCCGAACGTAGGTGAAACCAAGATCTTTGATTGTGGCGGCAACCATGTTGTGATGGTGATGGTGATGCCGATGCCGATGCCAACCCCAACGCCAGTCTTCCATGTGAATGCCCCTTTCAACCAGTATGCGCTAAAAAAGAGGGGCCTCGCCGCGCGAAGCCCCCTCTGTAGTCAACGAGCTGATTTACTTGCTGAGTTTCTTCTCAAGCGACCGACGCTCTACCTCATGAAGTTCTGAGTGGGTCACGAAGTCGACCGGGGCGACAATCGGAACCTCAACTAAGCACATCGTCTCCAGGAGTTCCTGGCAATGGTCGCCAAGGGCATCCTTCACGAACGAGATCTTGCACGCTACGTCCTGAGCAGCTTCCTGCGCATTGTGGTCGCAGAAGTACTTGACGAGTTCGAGCCGCGCGCAGTCAGCGTCCTTGCGGGACTTGCCTACCGACACGCCGACGATCAACAGCTGGAGGCCAGCGCCGTCGTGGAAGCGACAGTTAGCTGTCGTCTCACCGTAGCCAGCTATGGCTGTTGCTGCCAAGCGTGGGCTCTTGATGTTCACTTCCTGACCTGCACCATTGCCCGAGCTGTTCACGTTGTTGCTTGCTGACGCCTCTGAGCTTCCGCCCTTGCCGCCTTGCGCGCTGGATACCGACTTGCCGCCGGTGCCGCCCATTGCGTTGCCGCCGATGCCGGTGCCGCCAGTCGCGTTGCCGCCCTTCGCGTTGCCGCCCTTCGCTATAGACTCCGAGTTGCCGCTGTTCTTGACCGTCGAGTCAGACGAAGAGTTGCCGCTGTTCTTGACCGTCGAGCTGGAGTCGCCGCCGAACGCTACGGACGTTGCGTCGGAGCTTCCGCCCTTGCCGCCCGCGCCGCCTGCGCCGCCCTGGATGACCGAGCCCGCGCCTGAGCCAACGCCGTTGTTGGTCGTCGTGCTGGTGCTAGTGCTGGTGGACGTGTTGTTGTTGCCAACCACGTTGCCGTCAGCCACGTTGCCTGTACCAGAGTTGTCGATGGCAGTAGGTGTGACTGCGAATACTGATCCAGCCAGCATGAGGCCAGCTACGATTGCAATAAGACGTTTCATGTGTTTATTTCCGTGTGGTTTGATAGTCGAGGATTTCTGAACCACTTGTGCCTTTCTTGCCCTTACCGTCTGGTGTAGGCATGCCCTGCTTGTGCGCAGGCGATCCGCCGCTGACTGTGCTGGCTGGCTTGACGCCGTTCTTTGCAGACCCAGCAGTGTTGCCGCGTCTTTCGTCTTTCATTGCTCGTCCAGACATGTGGTCGCTCCTTGGGTGAACACCCATTGTATCACGCGCGCGCCAGCTCCTTCTCCAGCGCTTTGATCTGAGCGGTGAACTTGCCTTTGCCGAACGTGTGACTGGATCGGTCCGTGACCCCAGCGTTCCAGATGCGGAAGGCTGCAAGCTCTGCTTCAAGCTCTGCGCGTTCGAGCACGCGGCACATGTCGATTGCTTCAGCCTGCGTCCAGCTCATGACAGACCCACGGGCAGAGGAGCGCTGACCCAAGTCCTGAACGGGGGCCGCATACACACGCGGTCGCGCTGGCGGAACGCTGGACGGTCGCCGGTGCCGATGTCGCCCTTGCGCTCGATGGACAGCACGCCTCGCTTCTTGAGGCGGGTGCGAAGGAGGGACGCGCGCTTCTGCGCATACCTGTGCGCGTTCACGCCTTCACCTTGCTGATGAGCCGCAGGCGCACATCCTTCTGCTTCAGGTCGCACCAGCTCGGGACGGACTTGAACCGCGACGTGCGCTTCATCTCGCACTTGCAAGACGGGCACTTGTAGATCCGCTGGCGCTTAACCACGCTTCACTACCTTGGCACCGTTGCGCCAGCCCGGTTGCTCGCGCTTGATGGCCGCGATCTCTTTCGCGTCGTTGCGCGGCAGCGCGCCGTTCCAACGCGAGACGGCTTTCGCCGGGGGAGTCTGTCGTTTGGTCATTTCGATTTCCTCTTACGTGTTGGCAACTTGTTGTAGTGAGCCTCAATGAAGTCCATTCCCTTCAGTGCGCCCTGTAGCATCTCGATGGCAGCGTGAGTCTTCTCGCGCATCTCCTCGAACCCTGCGTGACCCCAGGCACCCCAGCGGATACTGCGGTCACAATCAGTGAGCCAGATCTGCAGGTCAACATTCCTGTTTCCCTCGAGCAGGTACGCGCTCAGAGCGTAGCGAATGCTGGAGCCTACCTTCGACGGGTAGAGCATGCGCGCGTCGCTGATGACAACCTCTCTCTTGCGTGTGGCGCTCATGACTTCATCCAGTGCGTGTGTATGCCTCGCGCCCAGCCGAGAGTGTAGACCACGGAAAGAGCAACGATGCCCCACTGCTTGTGGGAGACCGACGCCCAGAACCAGAAGGGCTGACCCGCTAGTCCGAAGATAGGAGCCCACTTTGGTAAGCGCCCCATAGCCAGCCAGATTGCAATGGTGCCAGTGATGGCAACACCGACCTGGGGAATGATGTCAATGTTCATTTGTGGAGAGTGTACCTGTTCCAAAGGACTTCTGGGAGGATAGTCTTGCGACTGTGATAGCGAACCTGCTTACGAACAGCGTGCAGACCAGGGGTGCCGAGCGCCGCGTCAAAGACTTCAGCGTGCATCGAGCGCACGTTCTCAAAGTCGTACACGAATGTCGGAAGGTCCAGGAAGCCGTGTATGTGCTCAAGCTCTCCAAGAGGGTTCGACGCCAGATTCTCGTACTGCACAGGCAGACAGAAGTCGCTGAACAAACCGGCGAGCGCTTCCTGCATCGCAGCCATCGGCCCGCCAATCATGCCGTCCGGTGCCATGAGCCTCGCGCACCGCTGTTCGAGCGTGAGAGAGGGATCGAAGCCGAAGATGCGCGAGACCTTGAACGGATGACGCTGTACCTGCCGCTCGATGCTGTCCAAGATCCATGCCGGATCTCGCATAAGCACAATGACGCGCGCCTTCGGGTACAGCTCAATCAGGCTCGCGAGTTTCGTCGTCCACATGCGCCCGGTGTCAAAGTAGGTGAGGTCGTTTGTGTCGCTGTCAGGGCCGTAGTAGCCGCGCACGATCCCCTTCAGGATCTCCTCGCGCTGACCGTCGTGCATCTCCCAGGCCAGCTCGTTCTTGCCGCTCATTGCCTGGAGCGCCGCGCCGTACAGATTGTAGAGGGGGCTTGAGATGCCGGTGCTGAACTCAGGGCACTGCCGCAGAAGTGCGGCAAGCAGCGTACTGCCCGAACGCGGGAGGCCACTGATGAAATGGATTTTCATTTGGGGAGTATACCAGACAAAGGAAAGGCCCGGATGTCCGGGCCTCTCGTAGTCTCGACGCGGTTAGAAGTGGCCTGTGCCTGCCTGCCGCAGCCCACCTATCGTTGTGCCATCATTCATACGAACCTCCTCGCGTTGGTGTGTAAGACTAAGTTGTACCCGACCAGAATAGCACAGATCAGGACTATCGTGCAAATAGTCCTCTGAAGGACTGGCGGGACGGCAAGGACTCGAACCTTGATTGACGGTTTTGGAGACCGCGATCCTGCCATTGGATGACCTTCCCTAACTGGCTCCGAGAGATGGGATCGAACCACCGACACACGACTTAACAGGCCGCTGCTCTGCCGCTGAGCTATCCCGGAAAAATGGGGCGACCGTAGGGACTCGAACCCTATAGAGCACGTTCACAACGTGCGGGCGAGACCCTTTGCCTTCGACCGCCATCTACTGGTGCCGGATCTCTGAATCGAACAGAGGAGTGGCAGTTTACAAAACTGCTGCTGTACCACTGAGCCAATCCGGCGTCAAACAAATGGAGCGGAGCCGGGGAATCGAACCCCGGTGTTCAGTTTGGAAGACTGATGCCCTGCCAATAGGCCAGCCCCGCTATGTACAAAAACCGTTCAACAATCGACACTGTTCACGTTACATGAACACGCCGTAAATATGGTCTGTCGGGTTGGCTTCGATCCAACGACCCCTCGGTTCCAAACCGAGTGCTCTACCAGACTGAGCTACCAACAGAAAAGACTCGGCACACGCAGAGTGATCGGCCATGTCACGATCCTTTGGACTCCCTGCGTGTACCGTCCCGGAGTTGAGGTCCGCCCTATCCCGTTCAAGGTACGGTGGGCTCCTTGGCCCAGGTGGGGCTAGCCCACACGATGCGCAACGTCAACCGTCTACCGGCGAACTGGTGGACCGTCTCGGACTCAAACCGAGCAGGCTAGCTCCGTGCAAGGGAACTCCGGGTACTCTGCCCACAGCCCAGTGCGATCATTCTACCATAAAGAAAAGGCCCCACGAGGGGGCCTTCTCGAAGTATCCCAGGTGGGAGTAACTTATGTTCCCGCGCTTCCCCAGCAGCCCCTGTAGTCTGACCAGCCAAAACTATATCGTTCTCGCGCCTTGTAGCGCATGTTGCCGGACTCGAACTCACCCTCAAGACCGCGCTCGACTTTCTTTCGCACGAAGTGCTTGAGACCGTCTGCAACGTCCGTCTTGATGTACCAGCCGATTGGATCGGTCAGGTAGTGATTGACGCTGACGCCGCCGCTGTACGTCCCGATGGACTTGAGCGCGTTGACGTCGTTGTCGCCGGTGCCCGGACGGAAGTCCGAGAACAACAGGCGCTGCGCCACGTACTTGTTGCCGTTCGGCACGATTATCCGTTTCGGCTTTGCAGCCATGCGGATGCCGCGCTCGTCAACCCACAGGCCGATTGCGATGTCGGCAGCTTCCAGCGCGCTCTCTGAGAGGTCGGGCTGAGTTGCGAACATGTTCGCCTGTGTGCCACCGCCCCAGATCGGGTGCGAGACTGAGAACATCGCAACGCCGTCTCCGCCGAGGTACGATGCGCTGAACCCGTTGTTCAGTACGTTCGCGCCTGTGACTTCCTTCGTATTCTGCAGACCACGGGCCAGCGACTTGCTGTACTTGCCCGCGATGGAACCGTAGAGGCCGTCCTCTTCCGCTTCCTGGGTGATGGCAAACGCCAACGCCACTGTGTTGTGGATGTACCGAGCGACGTAGGACTCTGCGCCTTCATCGAACGACACGCCCTGGCCTTCCGCCTTAACAGGGGCGGTTCCGAGACCGGCCATGAGGACATCCTCTTCATACGCTTTCACGGATGTGTTGATGTCGAAAATATCACGCCACTCTTCGGGATAGCGGTTGTATTCCATACCGAACACGGTGTTCAGTCCGTACTGCAACTGCTTCTTGAACAAACTGCGATTCATTGCCATGTGTGCTTGCCTTCTTGTTGTGCTGTTGCTGCCGGAACTTACGTACCAGTTGCCTGGATGATGCCAGCCGAGAACTCATGCTGCGCGATCAAAACTTCCAGCTCCGAGACGCCACCAACGTCATTGCCAGGAACCTGTGTAAGGCCCAGGATGAACAACGCGACGTTCTTGTTTGCTGTGCCAGTGTGACCCGTGATGTTCGCTGTCTCGCCGCTGATGCCGGTGAGTAAGCTGCCGCCCGATTGACCCTGGAAGGGGACGAACGCGCTGAACGAGCCGACCAACATTGTGCCGAGGAGCTGGCACTTGAACACGAGGTTCGGATCGTCATACACGTATGCCGTTGCAGCCGTACCTGACATGAGAGCCGTGCCTGAAGCCCACGTCTTCTCGAAGCGGACGTTGCCCGCTGAGTCGATGTACTTGCATCCCGCGAACACGCCACGAACGAACGTGGATGTGGTGGCGAGGATGATGTTCTTCTGGGCCAGGAGGACGCCAGTTGTCGTAGCAACCAAGTCACCCGTGAAGATGTTGGCAGCGTAACCCGTTGGGATGCCATATTCGTTTGCACGAATGACACCGCCAGTGAGATGACGAACAGGCTTGAAACCGTAAGGACCGGCGACGAGAGTAGAAACCATTTGCGAAACCCCTTATTGTTGAGGGGCCGCAACTCTCAGATGTTAGTCCTCTGAGTTCGGTCGCCGCCCCGTTGATACCCGACTTCTGCGCTCGGCAATAATAGGCATGCCTGGGCGCTCTTCTTTGTGGATGTCCTTCTCGATGGCTTCGGTCTGCACCGCAGTCATTCCCCGATAGAACTTCGCACGCTGTCGCGCGATGCTGACGGGCATTTCGCAAAGGATCAAACCTTCCACGCCTATGCACTCACCATGCGTGCCGTGTAGGATGGTTGGCGGTAAATCTTCCTTCGCGACTGTATCCAGCTTGCGAGGACGCCATCCTTCACGGAAGGCACGGCTGACGTTCGAGGGGTCTTGCCCCGTGCGGAACGACGTCCGTACCAATCTCTGCACAAAACCTGCGCGCGGTGCGGGCATCTCCAGATTGCTGGGATCGCGCCACTGCACCACATCCTGTTCCTGCTCGACCACGTCCACGTTGCCGTGAACCTGATCGGTGCCATCGTCAACCGCGTTGGTTGCGACAGCCTGTCCAATCTTGTTCCTCAGAGCGGCGTTGACCCTGCGGGCCTCAGCTAACTGAGACTGCAGCTCACCGACGTCGTCGGTATCAATCGCTTCTCCCGGAACGAACTCGGGCACTTCCACATAACCTTTCGGGCTATTCATGACTTAGCTCCTCTCAGCTGTTGCGCGCAAGTCGGCGCGCTTGTTGCGTGCAAACTCTCGCAGCACTGCGGGGTTCGACGTGTCTTGCCCCATCTGCTGGAGCATCTGGATCTCGCTGGGGGTGATCGTCACCTTATTGGGGTTGACGTTCGTCCGCTGCATCGAGTTTCCACCGCGTGTCCCCGAGCTACCAACACCACCTTGACCCGGCTTGCCGCCGCGTCTGCTCTTCAGGTACTCCGGGTTCACTTCCTTGCTGAACCGTTTCGCGAGCGTCTTGCTCAGCTCGGTGTAGTACTCATCTGAGTTCTGGTTGTAGCCCATCTTGTAGAGAAGCTGGTCGGCTGCCAATGCAGCCTCTTTGAACAAGGGGTCCGTACCATATGCCGGGTGCGCTGCGATCCAGGCTTGTGCCTTCGGGTTCGCGGGCTTCACTGCGGGCTGCGACGCTGCCTTCTTCAGCTGCTCTTTAGCCGCATCCAACTGCGCCTTGCGGGATTGAATCCCAGCTTTGACGTCAGTGATCTTGTCGTCAAGATCCACTTCGGTTGCCGTCTCGCCTTCCTCGCGCGCCTTGATCTTCTGCGCCTTCAGCTCTTCGAGCTTACGCTGGTCTGTCGCGTTCAGCTCTGAAGTATCACGCTCCTGCTGCTGCAGGTCGATCTTGCTGCTGAGCTGCCCCAGCTGCGCTTCGAGTCGTCGGCTACGCTCCTCAGCTTCCTCTCGCATTCGGGTCTCGCGCCCGAGGCGTTCCTCGAAGCGGTCCTTACCCTTGACTGGCTCACCGTCCTCTTGGACCTGCTCCTCGTCAGTGGAGATTTCAAACTCCTGCTCCTGATCTATATCACCGGGACGCTCGACGCGCTCGATGTCGCCGAACTGGTCGGCCTTCCCTTTGTCAGGATTTCCCGGAGCGTCGTTGATGATAACTGCGCCGGTAGCGTCTTGCCGATCCCCGTTTCCCTGGAGATCTACCTCTGTTCCTGTGACGGAATCAGCGGTGTGCAGATCGTTGAAGCTGTGATCGTATTTTCCCATGAGGGGCATGATCCTTGTTGTTGTTGTAACGCCGACCCATGTGGATCGTGAACCACTATCTTATCATGGTTTTAGGGCGGCACTTACAGCGCGAGGTACGCAAGCGCTCTGAGATGTGTTGTTTTTCTCTCGGGTACACGCGCATACAACGCAAGAGCTGGGCCAAGTTGTTTGCTATGGCCGCACTCCAGGACTTCCCCGGCGCGGTACATCAGACGCGCACCACATGAAGATACATACCATGTGCCGCAGCCCTTGTCATCATGTCCTGGGTGCCGCGACTACGGCCATCCCAGAAACAAATAGCAGCGCCACCCTCGCAGCGCGTCGCCATCTCCTCGTTTCGGTATGGGCCTGCGTACTTGCCGCGCTTACTCCAGTCTGTAAGCACTCGGACGACAAGCACCTTTGCATCGGTGGCCCACGTCTCCGCCATGCGATCCGGCCCGCGACAACCCCCAGAGTAGATTGCCTGCGGCTTGCGGATCATCATGAGACGATCCAGCTCGGTGTACATAGACTCCCGCTCACCCTTCTGCCGACCGTACCCGCGCGATCCGCATACGATCCAGACGTTGTTGAGAAGATGAATCGGGAACCACAGATCTGGTGGCCCGAGCCAAGCGCTCATCCTGCTATCCAGCTCCAGATCTTTGCAGGGTCGTCAACCACCATCAGGATGTCGGTCTCTTTGATGACCTTGAGGATGTCGTTCTTCGTGTCGCCGTTGTCGTCGGTGTACAGCGAGTTGGTCGGCACTTCGGTGCCGGTGTGCGCCGGGTACATGACCCAGTCTCCAACCTTCGGCTGGTCGGGATCGTCCTGGAACCACAGCTTGCTTGTCGTGAGCGCCTTGTTGCAGAGTTTGCCCATAGCCATGATCTGGCCGACTTGGTTGAAGACTTCCTGGGCCTTCTGGTCCGAGCCGGTCAATGCGATCATGCCGACGTTGGTCTTCGCGCGGTGCGGGCGCACCAGTACGAACCACTTTATAGGCTTGAACCCAAGCTCACCAGCCGTCGCCCTCGGTGCCGACTCCACGACTTGTATGTGCTCTTCCAGTTCGCCTGTTTCCAGATTGTTCATCGTCGTCGTCTCCTCGTTTGAGTTTGGCGTCTGCCATAAATGATTCGAGCACCAGGAGCTGCTGCCATTTGCCCAGCCACTTTTGATAGGATGCGAAGTCTTCCAAGCCACCGGACCACGCCTTCACGATGCGCTCGCGCTCGGTCTTGATGAATGCAGCGATGTCGACAGACACGTCAATCATAACGCCTGTCTCAGGAACTCTTCTGTGAGTTTGTCCATTGCATCACGGACGGCGAAGAGCCGCCGCTGGGACGCGACGTCCTTCTTGCCAACGAGGGACACGTACTCGGCTTCGAGCTTTCTGCTACGGTCCACCAACGGGGAGTTGGCTTGCTGTTTTGTCACCGGCTTCATCTAACACCCTGCTGTGTATGTCGCTTGCTGCGCCCTGACCGCCCATCATTTGCTTCGCCAGGAACTTCATGACGCCCTTGAATCCTTGCCCAGTTTCCTTTGCCGCCCCGGCGAACGTCCTCGGGCTGATGTCCTCGGTGCGTATGCCGCGCTGGCGTAGGTAAGAGCGGGCCGCTCGAACCTCAGCCGGTAACGGGTGCGACCCCATTATACAGCCGCGCCTGCGCCGCCGGGAGTAGAGCCCATTGACGGAGGCGGTCCTTGATTGGTGGGTGCTATGGCCTGACCGCCAGATGGGGTGTCAGACGCGAGCTTGATGTCACCAGGGTGACGGATCTGACCCTCGCGCACGAGTCGCGCCTTGACCTTGGCGTCTTCGCGCTTCTGCTCGTTCTTGAAGGCGGTGTCCTTGCGCTTCTCGTCGCCGTGAAACGCGAGCTGCTTCATGGCTTCCTGGGCTTGCGCGCCCTTCGTGTCCTGCTGGCTCTTGGCGTCTGCGGCCTTGGCGTTGGCTGCGTCCTCTTGCTGCGACTGCTGCGCCGGATCTTGCTGACCAGGAGGCGGTGCCTGCGGCTGAGGAGGCTGGAGCTGGTTGACCTTCTGCGCGACAGCCGATGCGATCATGTTCTGCAGGTCTGGCGGAACCTTCGTGTCGGTGGGGTCATGCATATCGAACGGCGGCAACGGTATCCCCATCGCCTTCTCGACCTCAACCTTGTACTGGAATGCCAAGTGCTCCGCAACGTGCGCCGCCATTATCATTTGGAACTGCTGCTGCAGTGCGACTGGTAGCGCCGGTAAGGTCTTCTGCATGAAGTCATTGTGGATCGCGATGTGCGCGGTGTGCAGCTGATCGTAGAACGCGCGCACCGGGGTGTTCGCCATGATCGCCATGTTCTCGCTGACGGGGTCCAGCTCCTGGAAGGCGTCGGTGCCCATGTACGCATCCACATCGTGGACTCGGAGCGCGCGCAACATCTCACGGTGGGCCTTGCGCTTCGCCTTCTCAGAGTACAGCGACGGGTCAGACGTGATGAGCCCAAGCACTGACTGGGCCTGCGCGATACGCATCGTGCTCGACCATATGTTCGGATCGCTGACCGGGCGGATCTCGTGCGTCACGTCGCAGTTGAAGTCGTCGCCTATCGTGAAGCCGTCGAACTGCTTCGACTTGATCGGGTACTTCTCCTCGGACATGTACTCGCTGTTGAGCGTGTACAGAATGCCGAACTCCTCACCAGCCGCCGTGTGCAGGCGCTTGTGGATCGCGCTGAATACTTTGCTGCCCTGCTCGATGATCGCGAGCGTCGTGCCAACCGGACCAGTGTTCGGAGATTCGCCGGTCATAGCCTCCGTGGTGGAGGAAAATGACTGTATGCCCTTGATGAGAAGTTCGAGGGTTTGGAAGAGCGCAGGTGTAGGCTCCTTGAAAGGCGGCGTGTAAAAACCTTTAGCCAGATCTTCAGCACTCGCGTCAATGTCAACCCATTCGCCAGCTTTATATCGTACCTCACCGGCCTGACTAAGTGACTTAGTTCTAAAGCCGCCCTGCAGAGATGACGTGAGTGAACCGTCAAGCAATAATCGGAGTGCGCCGCCAGCTGCCGCACCAAGAGATCCGATGAGATGCAGCAGACCAAAGCCGTAGAATCCAAATCCCGGCAGGTATTTGTAGTGGACAAACCAGACACGCTTTCTGCGCTTGTCGTCATCGATCTTCCAGTTGCGGCGGATCGACAATACCTCTCCGCTCTCGCGCTCAAATGTGATGATGTAGGGGTAGGCGAACTCATTTTTCTTTTGCCCCGTTTTGTCGTAGAAGCCAGTTGGAACCTTCAACCACGGTGTGATCGTGTCCTCCGGTTTGAGCGGGGTGGACTCGTCCGTAAAGTTGAAGTCGATGTGCGTCTCACAAATCTCGTAGGTGCTGTCGTCCTCATGCCGTGCCTGAGAACGGTTGTCTGCGTGGTTCAATAGTTGACGCGGGTCTTCGGAGCCCTGGACAGAAACGAATGGCTGCTTCCAGATATTCTTCGGCTCAATGAACTCACCGTCCGCGATGGCTCGGCGCAGATCGTTGCCAGTCAGATAGTAGCGGTGCGTGTATCGGCTCGCGTCCTCAAGACCCATCGCGTCATAGGGAACAATGAAGTCCTCGACGCGGAGGAACCGCGACACGGGCATGCCGAGCTGGATGTCAAAGAAGCACTTCTTGAATGCTGACCCCGCAAACGGCAGATAGAACAGCATCTGGTCGACGTTCCAGAAGTACTGCTTGTCCAGCTTCGTGAGCTGGCGGTTCATGAATGTCTCGATGCGGTCCGCTTGATCTTCCTGGTCTTCGTCCGAGTCATCCTCGGCGACAACCTTCACCGGCCCGGTGGGCGGGAAGAGCTCAGTGATCGAGCGTGACTGAAACTGCACCATTGCCTCGGCGAGCGCCGGGTGCGTGACTGTTGAAGCTCCCTCAAATACCGTGGCATCTGTTGGAACGTCTTGGAGACCGATGATCTCCAGTCCCTTGATGAGTCGGCGCATGTGGTCCTTGCGCGACTCCTCGTCAATACCAACGTACTCCTTGAGCTTCATGCCCAGCCCGCGCCGGTGCATCTCATCCAGGCCCTCAGCCAAGTTTGCGTCGTGCTTTTTCTGGGCAATAGCTTCTTGCTTGTCTTCCTTCTCGTCTGCATCGCCCACGTCAACACTTCCGTCATCATTGTGAGTGATGTCGTCGCCTTCGTCTTCGGCTGTGAGTGGTGCGAGTCCCTGGAGTGCCATTAAGTTGTCCCGATGCCCTTGACTTTACGCGGTCTGAAAAGGCGGATCTCTCCAGCCTCTTCATCGAACTGTACGCCGTCGCGCTTGCGGAGCCACATGAGCCCCATCAGTAAGCAGTCGACCCAGTCGTCATGCTTGCCCATCGGGAAGTCGGCGCACTCGTCAATGACCGGCTTCGAGAATCCTTCGTCGGGAAGATAGAACAGGCACCCCTTCTCCAGGGAGAGGGATGCGGTATGCGCGCGGGCGGTCTTATCCCCGTCTCCGTCGATCTTGACGGCGAGCACGGGCATGTCCCCTCGGCGCATCTCTTGGATCAGCGAGTGACCGCTGGCCTTCTTCTCAACCAAGATCCAGTCAGGGTTGACCTTGTCGTTTGATTTCTTTGCTAACTCTCGCAGGACCGGGAAGGAAACTTTATCCTTCCAAGCGCCGATAAGCATAGCCGCATTCCGGGTCGGCCTCTTAACTGGTCTGTCCACCATTCTACCATCTGGCAGGCGGACCTTCGCCATGACCTCGGGCGTGTAGCGGAAAATGCCCAGGGTGAGCCGCGCGCTGAAGTCATTCTCCTCACCCTCCTCGAAGGCGGTATCGTACAGCTGGATGACCTCAAAGAACTCTGGTTTCTCGGCCTGCATTCCTGGGCGCGGAGCCCACGCGGCGTTGACCCAGGGCCTCCAGTATTTGCGCTTGAGGATGTAGCCGCCGTCCTTCGTGGGGTCTTGCTGGAACTGCGCGGAGTAGTCGGCCTCTGTCATGCCTTCCTTGTACTCCAGGGTCGCCTCGGCTGTGAGCCGGTGCGGGCTCAGCAGCTCTCCCTCGCTCTTGCGCTGGTCGACGTAGATCAGCTTGCCGACCGTGCCGTCCTTTGTCTTGAGTCGAGTCGTGCAGCGCTTGAGCGCCCTGAACTCATTCGCCAGACACAGGTGGACATACTTCTTCCCCTCGGTGTCTAGCAAGTGCTGCGTGAGATCCTTCGCGCTGGAGCGCTGCGCGATCAGGATTCGGCGAGCCTCTGATGGATTGTTGACGCGGGTGCGGAGCGGGCCGGTGTACCAGCGGATCGCGCCGTCTCTCTTGGCGTCCGAGTGGATGTCCTGCAAGTTATGCGGATCGTCCACGATGTGGTAGTCGCCGCCGAACCCAGTGAGACGTCCAGCGACAGACACGGCCATGCGCTGACCGCCTGCGTTATTGACGAACAGGTTCTTCTCGTTCTGGTCCGCCTTCAACACGATGTCGTTGCCGAAGCGAGCACGATACCAGGGGTGCTGCACAAGGTCGCGCATGCGCAGCGCGTCGCGAGTCGCGAGACCTATTTCGTAGGAGCCGGTGAGGAACTTGATCTTCGGATTATTTGACCACACCCAGGCGGGCCAGATGACAGATACCGCCGTAGACTTCAGGAAGCGCGGCGGGATTGAGATGATGAGGTTCTTGATGTCCCCAAGGTACACGTAGACCAGATGGTCACACAGCGCGTCGAGGTATCGCTCCCACTGGAGGTCTTCATTCTCGATGGTGTGCCAGCTGTCCCGGAAGAAGCGGCGGAAGTTACGACGACAGAGTTCAGCCTCGACACCCGTTAGTGACGGTGTGGCGAAGTCCATCAGTAGGCTGTGTCCTGGTCGTCGGCAACCGACGTGGGTCCGGCGGTGCCGAGAGCTGCGTTCGACTTGGCCTTCTGCTTGCCGAGCGCGGCGGTCGCTCGAGCCAGCTTAGGAGCGCCAAGGGCTGGTCCCTGGTTCGCGGGGCTGGGCATCGGTGCCCGGAAGGACTTGGGGCGCGCGGAGCGCACCATAGGCGTGATCTTCTTGCCTGAGAGCAGCGGGTTGACCGGAGCGCCGCGACCCTGAAGGGGCGGTGCCTTGGGTACAGCGCCAGGGGCCATGCCCTTGGGGGCCGCAGGGGGCTGATTGGGGGCACCCATGATCGGCTGCTTGAGCGAACGCTTCGGGCCTTTCGCCGGTGCTGAGGCGATGGGCTGGTTCATACTTCTACGAGCGCGGGATAACATAGGGGTGCCTCTTCTTGATCGTGATCTTCGGCGCGGCCTTCGACAGGACAGCGCCTCGCGCCGGTTTAACCGCTTGGAAGGCTGGAGCCTTTATCGGGCGCGGCTGTTTCGGCTGGTTTGCCATTCACTATGGTAACATGAGTTGGGCTATCCGGCGCGGGTGTCGCTTTCCGTATGCGCGCCGTCTTGCGTTGTGCTGAAGCCGTTGTGTTTCGCTTTGCATTGAGTTTCATAGTATGAATGGGCGGTGCGCTGTACGGGTCAATCAGACATGATACCTCAACTGCCTTGGCTGCACCAGCCCCCATATACATCGCGCCCATCGCCGCCTTCGCGCCGGACCCTATAGCGTAGAACTCGTTGAGAACCTTCTCCCCCCTGCACCATTTGTCCCACTCATAGAGTCCGTCAGCCTGCAACACCAGAACGGAAAAGTCAGCATCGCCGTGGATCAGATTATCTGGCGGGTCTTTACCGGAGCCAAGCCAATCAACGAAGACTAGCCCGCTGAACGTCTCTCCTGCAGTAGCCAAGATTACTTCTTGCTGAGCCCCGTTGACCAGGATGGATTTCCGAAACAGCTTCTCGCAGATGAACACTCGCGCACCACCGGCATCGGTGTGTGTTGTGGTGCGGCTGTCCGCAGCTAGGATACCTGCCCGGTACGCAATCGTTGTCACGCGACGCGCTCAGCCTTCTTCGCCGCCTCTGCCTTGCACCACCGCTTGAAGACTACCGAGACCACGCGGAACCGATCAATGAACTGCTGCACGATCTCGTCCTCGTTCATGAGCGGGAAAATCGTCGGGGAGTAGTGCTTGGGGAACGGGATATACTGCTCAATGTTGTGGTGCATCAGATCGCGGGCCTCCGTCTGCAGGGCGAGGTAGTCAACATCGTGGATGTGGTCCCACTCCAACTCTGTGGCGAAGCAACCGTGCTCCTGCCAGATCTGTGCTCGGATTTTGTCACCGGCAACCTTGATGTCTTTCGAGAGATGCTTGGCAGGAGATGGGATGTCTCCGAACACCGCCTCTTCGACATCGTGCATCAGCGCCGGATACGCCAGCCCTGGGTGCGCGTTGTCGCTTACCCACACGCTGTGCTCCGCGACGCTGTACGTGATGCCCTTCTTCGTGTGACCGGCAAACCGATTGATGCGCGCCAGGGACAGCGCAAGCTCTTCAATGGTCAGCTCTGATGGGTCGAAGTTATTCAGGTCAACCGATTGACCGCCGCTGAACATCATGAACTGTGGCTTCTTCATATGACCTTCCCAGGTGTGGCTGAAAGGATTCGCTGCGCGAGGTTCATCTCTGCGCCTTCGTGAACGCATTCCATGCAGACTGCTGTCTGCGCTTGTGGCTGCGAGCCCTGCTCCAGAGAGAGCATGACTTCCGTGATGTGCTTCTTGTCGCACTGGTATTCATAGATTGGCATGTCAGTACCCCCACTCCTGTCCCCACTCAGAGAGGACGTCACTAATGGACTCAAAGAACGCCTCCTCGGGAGACAACTGCTCTTCATCCTCCGAGATGTTCAGATCTCCGGGCATGAGAAGTCCGCACTCCCTGGTGTCCTCATCGCGCCAAAACTCTACCTCTGCGCGAATCTCGTCCAGCGTAGCCGGTCGGCCCTGCTCAGAGCGCTCTTCCTCTATCGTCAACTGCAGCTCGGCCTTGAGACGCCAGATCGCCTTGGCGAGATGCCACTGCCCATCAGTGTCCTTCTTGGTTCCGAGCTTATGGTCAAGCATGTGCCTGAACGCGGTGTTCATTTGGTCCGTGGACTTCTCACGTGCCCAGTGAAGAGGCTCATCCCCGTTGTGCTGCTCGTTCCCTGCGATGGCGACTTCCACTTCCGCCAGGAAGGAGTCAGGGAAGTACTCGGTCAGGTAGGTCCAAGCCTGCAGACGCTTGCGCGCCGCGTTGTCCGTGGGGAGGCTCACGTTGAGCCCTGCCCACCTGGGCCATTCGGGCGAAGGTACGCGGGCTCTTTGCATCGGTCGGGAACATAAATCGGAATGACGTGTCCAGGTGGGGCGGTCTTCAGCATCTCCTGAATGGCCTCGTCAAACATCTTGGACACATCCCTGGACTGCATAGCACCATCCTTGTCGACACCCAGGAGCTTGATCGGGTGATGGTTCTGGATGATGGTTGCAATCACGATTGGAGTGAAGGCATCCTGGTCCTTCTGTGGCAATGTTGACGGAGGGTTCGGGTCGTTCTCTACGTGCATGAAGCTCATGTTCGTAATGGTCGGAGGGACTACGCTCGGCGGCGCTGGTGCCTTCGGTGCATCTTCTCCAGGGGTAAGCGTCTCAGGCTTCTGGTCTGAGTTGTGCCCAGGTCCAACTACGTCCGGGAGCGTCGTGTCGTCGCCGGGATGATAGACCTTGGAGTCACCGACGCACATGGACATGCCGATGTGCGCGCTGGGCGGGAGCTGGTCTTGCGCCAACGCGGCCAAGCCTGACGTGGCACCCTGACAGGCGATGACGTTCGGAAAGCCGTTCACGAAGAACTTGACCACTTCGCCGGTCTCGTTGTCGAACGCAACCGTGAGTAGAACCACCTTCGCGTGCTGCGGAGTCTGCTCTTCCGAGTGGGCGAATGCTGTCGCCGTTAGGCCAAGAGCCAGAGCTACCAAGTACGTGATCCAATCTTTCATTAGGGTCTCCTGTTGAGAGTTTGCAGAGTCTACCATACTTACGCGAGCGGCGGGAAGGTATTGTGCTTTAATTTATTTACTGCCCAAGGAAGTGGCCGCAGATTCTCATGTACATGCAACCCGCTGACAAGCTTACCCTGCATAGGAACGATATGATCCACAGACATGCGGACGCCGGTGCCGTCCTGCAAATACCTAGCCACTTTATACGCAAGCTCGATCTTTTCTCGGTCTGCCCACGAAGGAACCCTATTCATCTTCGCGGCGTGAGCCCACATAATACTAGCCGTGTGCTCGGCCTGAACGCGCGGCGCGGCCCTGTGCTTCTTACGGATGACTTTCCACTTGTCTGGATTAGCAAATCTCCACGCTGTAGAGCGAGCCTTGCTGGATACTTTGTTTGCAAGGTAGTGAAGGCGCGAGTTGATCCGCATCTGTGCTAGTGAAGTCATTCTATTTGACTGATGTCGATACGATGGCGCTCGATCTCGCCGTGCGTCCGGTGCAGGACGATGGCGTGGGAGTCGCGGCCCGAGCGGTAGCCCATCCCGGCGGTCCAGGAATCGCGGCCAGCCAGCGTGCGGAAGCTCTCGACCATGCACCCTCGAAGCTCGAACACCCGGCGCGTATGGATGTGCCCCGTGTACCAGACGCGGAACTCAGTCGAGCCCCAGTCTACTGGCTTATCCGCAGCCATGATCTCGCCAAGCGATTCAGGCTTTGTCTGGTCACCGTGCGTGACTCCGATAAGGTTCTTGCCGAAGATGTGATAGTGGAACCTGCCTGGGCCGTCGTCAAAGGTAACGCGCGGATTTGCCTCATAGAGAAGCGCAAGAGCCACGGTGAGCATCTGGGATGTGTGCTCGTCGTGGTTTCCGATCTCGTTAATGACGCGCACAGTAGCGTGCTTGAGAAGCGCAGCTTCAATACAGGAACGCATGATTCTAACGCCAACTCGTAGAACCTTCGGCCAGCGGGTGTCGATGTCAAGTACGTGTCCCGACTTAAGCGTGCGGTTCGCGGTGCTGTCCCCATGAAAGAAGTCCCCCACGTTGATGATGATTGCCTGCTCGCTCGGCGGTGAGCTGTCCACGAGCCGCTTCATTGCGATCTGCATATTAAGCTCTGCAACTTCGAGATCGAAGTCGGTGCCGGTCTCGGCCTTCCATGCGTACATTCCGATGTGCGGATCTCCGAACGGATAGACCGTCAGCAGATCCGAGTTGACGCGCGCCGGTGCCGGGATAAGCGCAACCTTGGGTGTATCCGTGAACGCGCCCTTGATGGCGTCGATCAACTGTTTGGACTGCTCTTCCTGCTGGAGGTTGGCCTTCACCCACTGCAGCTTCGGCGTGCCGTCCGCGTCAAACAACGTGGACGTTGCTTTCGCGAAGAACCCAACCGGAGGCGGGAAGTGCCCGCACTCGGGAAGGTTCGCGATCACTTCATTGACACCGGACTTGCTGACCCCCATCTCTTTCGCGATGGCTCTCCCAGACTTACCTTCGGATCTCAGCTTCGCAATCTTCGCACGGTCGAGGGGCTTCTTCATTTGGTGTCCTTGTCAGTTACGGGATGCCTGGGAGCGGGAACCAGAGCAGTTTGGGTAACAGCTGCAGCTGCCACCGTGGTGCCTTTAACGGTCCCCGCCACCAGGACTTCAGAGGAGTGTACAGGAATCGCGTTCTGATCGCGAGCTTTTCCGACGAGCGCCGCAGCCTTGCGCAGGATTGCCTCAAGCGCTTGCAGGTCGGACGTCGGGAGCTTGTTCAGCATACCATGACCGACAGGTCCGCCGCCGTCGCCGTCAGGCAGCCGAGTGCCCTGGTCCTTGACGAGGATGCCCGCAGTCTTGCACAGCAGGTTGAATGCCTTGACCTTATCCACGAGCTTGATATTTGCGAGCACCCAGAATCCTTTTTTGGGATCGTGGTCTTCGGTTCCGAACCAGACCTGCTCGAAGTCCTGGATCGCGATGCCCTCTTCGCGCGTCAGTTCGCTGATGCGCTTGGGTCGTGTCTCGCCCGTGGTCTCGTCAGTGATGTGGTAGTCGAGCGGGTTCGAGTACGCCATGTACGTCAGCTCGCGCTGGACGGAGCCCACGCTAATCATCGCGGTGCGCTTGATGTCAGTCTCAAGGGCGTAGATGTATTCGTAGCAGCGCTTGCGCATCTCCTTTGCGCGGCCCGATGCGTCACCGGCGACAGAGTACCGACCGGCGGCGAGCGCGGCCTTCGGGGAGCGAGTCTTCACCCACTCAAGCGCGAACGCGCGCTGGTCAGAGTTCAGGTCTTCCAGGGCTGTGCCCTTACCTCTTACGCTTTGTCCCACAGCGGCGCTCCTCCGGTCATGTAGTTGAGATAGCTCTCGCGGGCTCGCTCGAACCCTGGGCAAACGTCAGCGTAGTAGTTCTTGATGGTCATGTTTCCGGCGAACACGACTTGGTCAGCTGAGACCTTGCCGCCCTTCGAGCGCTTCATCTCGAAGAACGCACCGTGGTACTTGCCTACCGGGATCGCCAGGAACAGATCGAACGCGCCGGGTGCGAGCCCCTGCTTCTTCAGCTGAGCCATCTGTGCCGCGCGCCGCCCAGCGCTACCAGCAAGGTGCGCTCCATTCGGGATCGCGATGACCCACGGATCGTGGCGCATCGTTTGGAGATACGCAACGAACAGAGCCTGCTCGTCCTTCTCCAATAAAATCTTGGGTTGGTACAAAAGCCTCATTCGAGATCCGCGCCAAGCATCTCGACGGCTTCCGTCTTGAACACTTCGAGCCAGCCGATGACCTCGACGTCACTGGCATGACCGCGCTGTGCGACGTAGATGTCCGGCTCGTCCTTGACGTCCTTCTGGTCGATCACCACCAGGACGATGACCTTGCACGTCTTGCCGTTGCGGGTTTCGTTTATGACCAGATCCCTGGCCTTAGATAGCAGGTCCGCAGGAGACCATTTTGTGGGGTCTTCCTGGCGAGCGGCGTCGAGCTTGTCGCGGATGTCGGTGATGCTCATAGTTTCAAGACCCCCTCAAGAAGTGGAACCGTGTCAGCCTTGCACCCTGGGATGGCGATGCGCGTGCGGAGCTGGTACATCTTGATGTTCTGCTCGAAGCAGGTAAAGAGATCAATCGTGATTCTGTCACCAGTGCGCCAGTACAGAGTCGCAGGCTTCGGGGTTGCCTTGCTGAACAGAATCATCTGCTCATACAACAGCTTGAACATGTCATCGAAGTTCGCCCCTGGGTATCCCTCTGGCACCTGGATCAGGAGCGTGAAGTACGGAGTGCGCGAGCACGTCGTCCGGTCGGCGGGCCACTCAGCGATAGCACTCATGTGGCCGAGCCGGTCCGAGTCGAACAGTCCGGCGATGGCGTCAACGTGGTACTTGTTCATGGGCTCTGTGCTGCAGCTCGGCGCGAATCGTATTCACGAAGTTCTCCAACTCAACCAGATCTGTGGTGTCGCAGTATGATAGCATGTTGCCAACCAACATATCCTCCACGCACTTAAGCGCGCTATCGCTCATAAGGTCAAACGTGTGTAAGTGGTTCGCACTCACTTGAAGCTCACGCGGTGTTCGAGTCCAGCCTTCTCGAAGACGTCGACCCCGAGCTTTCGCGAGACCCATTCGAGGAACGAGACCTGCGTACCAAACTGCTCTTCCCACTCGCGCACAGTGAT